CGGTCTCGACGCGTCACGGTTTGACCAGCATGTTAGCGTCGACGCACTCAAATTTGAGCATAGCGTCTACAATAGCGTGTTTAAGTCGAAGGAACTTGCGCGACTGTTATCTTGGCAGCTCGACAATACAGGTTATGGCAGAATCGGCAAGGCGTGTCTCAAGTACAACGTCAAGGGTTGCAGAATGTCCGGTGACATCAATACCGGAATGGGCAATTGCTTGATCATGTCAATGGTCGTTATTGGGTTTTGTGAGCATGTTGGGGTCAAGTACCGGTTGTCTAACAACGGTGATGACTGCGTGGTCTTTGTGAACAAGTGTGATTTACATCTGCTTGAGGGCATTGACAATTGGTTTACTGAGTTTGGGTTTAAGCTCAAACGTGAGCCACCTGTGTATGTATTTGAGAAGGTTGAGTTTTGCCAAACTCAACCTGTCTTATTGAACACAGGTTATCGCATGGTGCGCAACCCTTGGACAGCAATGTCCAAGGATTGTGTGTCCCTACTCAACATGGAGAACAAAGATCAATTTGATCGTTGGCGTGATGCCATTGGCGTTTGTGGCATTGAGCTCACCCGCGGTGTTCCAGTTTGGGAGACGTTTTATCGCGCCATCTCAACAGGCCGTGGATTGAAAGGGGGGATTGAAAGGGTTTATGAATCTGGTATGGGCTACATGGCTCGTGGGGTTTGTGAGGCTATTGTTAATGATGAGTCACGCGTCAGTTTTTGGCGTGCGTTCAACATTGATCCAGACTTCCAAATTGCACTCGAGTCTTGGTGGCCACAGATTGTTTACACCCCGGACCCCCCTTTGATATCCTTGCAAGATTCCAATAAATTACCCAATAACCCGTTATCATGCCTCCAAAAACAATGAGGAAACAGAGGGCAGCGCGCGATCAACTCATGCGTCCTGCGCGAACACCCGTCCCCCGTACAAGAGTTCCTGTGATGACTCAGAACGCGTCGGCAGTGCATTCGCGGTATATTACCGCAAATG